TGTCAATGGTAACAATCCTCTCACCAAACTTACTCAGGGTTCTAAGTAGTTGACTACCAATGAACCCAGCTCCACCTGTAACTAGAATGCTCATTTTACCTCGTAATTTTTTAGAATGTCTGTAGAATATTGTTGGGGTGCTGACAATTCTTTCTCGTTCTTTTTTTCTTCCTCTAATCTATGAACCCTGTTCCTCAACTCGGTTGATGAATACTTATGTTGTCTCTTGTGATAATGAATTTCGATATCGTTGTCAATACAATATTGTTTACCAGTAAAGTCTCTGTCCTTATACTCCTCACTCAAGAAACGAATATCCATTCTCTGTGTCTTGATCATGTTCAACAGATCTTCCTCTGTCTCATACACCAATATCTCATCTACGTATCTACATCCCTGTAACTGTACATATCTTTCGTACACACTCTGTGTGGGTTTGTTCTTGATACCCGGTCTATCGATCGTAGGGTCAACTTGTAGGGCGACAACTAACCAGTCGCACAAGTCTTTCTCCATCTTCAACATAGTCACATGTCCAGCATGAAACAAGTCAAAGGAACTACAATTAAATCCTATCTTCATTACGAAAACATTAACCGGTCTATGTATCCTACTAAAAAAGGAGGCCTTTGTCAAGACCTCCTGAGCTCCATGCACGCCACTTGCTCTTTAGAGAAGCAAGAAACTCTTGGGTTATCCCGACCAGTGCTGTTATAGTCCGTCCGTGACTCTACCATAATCATCTTCTATTCTGATTATATCATTCTCGGAACACTCACCTTCTTGGATTTCTAGGAACATAATTCCTGATGGTCCTGCTTCCATTCTGTGTATTACGCCAGATGGAATATGAAAGTGTTGTCCTTGTCCTGCTGGAAGTTGATGGTTGCTTAGGGTTACCGTTCCTTCTCCAGATATTACCCTCCAAAACTCACCTCGATGTTCATGATATTGTAATGAGAATCGTTGGTTAGGGAATACCTTGATACGTTTGATGACCATGAAAGGGTTTCTTTCTAGGTCAACATAATAACCCCATGGTTTTGCAACCGGTTCGTTCATAACTTGCCTTTAGACAACTTCTCAATGTTGAGTTCGGGGCTCAACTTCAGGACTCTAATAAGTTCATCAACTCTTGCATCTCCACCTGAAGGTGCAGCAGCGGGAGCAGAATGCTTAGCCTCACATGCTGCCTTGAGTTCTTTGACTTCAGCTTCGAGAGCCTTCAGTCTTGTCTCAACTTCATTGTCATACTGGGACATGTAAGCACCAGATGCAGATACCTTTCTCGTTGCCATAGTTTTAAAGTAAATCTACTTTATTTAGAACTCACACTTGATGTTAAAGGAAATAGTACATCTCTCATCCTCCACAGGATTAACATAATGTAGAAGGTTGGAGGGAAAGATGATGACTGTTCCTTCTTTAATATCATCTATATCTTTTGTATGAATACAACTATCTAAGATACCATAATTATTAGAGAAGAATGATGTCTTGTTTGGTCCTGTCTGATCTAAGATATAGATTCCTGAGAAATAATTGTGACTACTACCTACGTGATCGTGGGTCTCTTGGAACTCACCACCCTTATAGAAGTTTGCCCAGATATCTCTGATCTTACTATTCGTAGGGTAGTAGTTTAGATTAACTTCCCCAAGCATTTGATCCATCGGTTTCCATACTACAGAATCTAAAAAATAATCATCCCACAAACAATCAACTACAAAGTTGAATGTTGTTCTGACTTTACAATTCCATCGTTTGACAGTGGTATCATTACTGTCATTGGCGACATCCTTTAGATGTGAGTAGTAATTTTCTTTTATATCAATGTGATTGGGAACATCACAGTAAAATATAAAAGGAGACCTAAGGAGCTTTAACGACATCTTTCACATAAGCAGGTACACCATCAGGATCAAGCCAACAGGTGTAATTGATATCAGCCATAGCTGTCATCAATTGCATTGAGTTGTCACAGAGATACATGTCTTTGTATCGACGAGTGCTCTCATCAAACTTTTGAATTCTGCAGTCAGGCTTACCATTCTCAAGGTCACCATTCTCAACATAACGATAGGGATGTCTTTCAAGTAGGATGTTCATGCCACCTCTTGCTTCTCAAGATCTTCAGCCAGACAGTCAATGAGAATGTCATAGTCGTCTAGGGGGTCACCAGAAAAGGTAACACCGTCGTTCTCATAAAACTTACGGACTTTCTTGAAAAGCTTAGGGTTCTTGACATCAAGGAAGAAGTCTCCATTCACGGCGGAACGAAGCGTCGTGATGTCCTTTTTGAACTTAGAAGTGATTGTCATTGTCTTTCGTATTGACCTTAGTAGTATAGGAGAATTGAAGTGATCCGTCAAGGGGACAGTTACGAAACCGTCCTAAGATCCTTCTTCGTGTTCTGTGTACAGTTTGTACAAGTCATCATCAGTTGACATCATGACACATGCTGCGCCATTGTCGTTGATGATACCTATGTGTTCTCCGTTCTCTACTCTCTTGATCAACTCGTCCCAGTTCTCTTGAAACTCTTGCACGGTGAAGATTTCCATAGCTGTATTATATAGAAGATTTTAAGACCAGTAACCGACTACCTTAAGAAGACCATGTGCGTAGAAAAATAACAACACAGATCCAATACTAGCACTGATTACAGTGGCAGTTTTATTGTGTTTATCGATTGCTTTGTCAATCAAATCCTGACACTGTTTCTGTGTAACCATATGTTCAGGTTTAATCTCTGGTAATCGTGACATTGTAATTATACTACGGTAGATTAAGATGTCAACTCTTTGTAAGTAAAAGCAACTGTCAATCTTGGTATCCAAGAACATACATTAGGTGCGTGTCCCATGTGTTCTAGATTACCAGGGAATAGAATTGCATTGTTTGGTATATATGGATAATACAAATAGTCTTTATCTTCTGTCTGGACTACAAAATGTCCTCCCCACATTGTATCCCATTCAGAATTCACGAAGAGATTTAGTGTCCATGACCCCTCATATCCATCAATATGGAAGTTTGACTCTTGACCAAAGAATTGTATGTTGGTGTTAATCCTGTGGAGTTTAATTCTCTTACCAATATATTTTTGACACACATACTTCAGATAAGAACCATACTTAATAAGTAATAAATTATCACCAATGGTATCAAAATCTGAAAGTGGTTTATGTAAACAACCCCTGTGAGGATGTATCCAAGCAGCGTTTGTTTCGTTCTTTGTAAATCTCCATGAATTATAAAGAGAATGAAATTCTTCTACCAGAATTAAAAAATCATCTTCAGGTAAAATATTTTTAATCTGATATATGTTATCAACGGACCTCAAAATCTAACCTCCTTACCTTTCTCTTCCTCCTCTCCTCTTGGTAGGACAGGTCACTAGAGGTCAATACATTACCGTCCTCAATCTTATTACTTGAATTAATCATAACAACCTTAGCAAGGTCCACAGCAGTGACCTTATCCTCAATGACTGTCATCATATTAGGACACCCACAACAATGGGTGTGATGGTCACTCCTGATCTCTCTATTGCATTGTTTGCATCTAACGGTAATCATGGCTCTCTAGGAGAATAGTTTGTCTTCTGGGTGATTGTCTATAACGTAGTTGTAATTACTTTCATGTGTGTACATGAATGCTACTGATGTCCTTATACCAGCCTCTGGTGTAAGAGGAGGGTTACCTGTGTGTTCCCAATGACTAGGGATTAACACACCACTGTTAGGTATGTATGAAGTGTGGTGATATTTTCCAGTCGGATCCTGGACAACGAACTCACCACCCCAATTTGTATTCCAATTAGTACGAGTGAATAAAATAAAAGTGTAACACTGATACTTCTCTTTGTAGTCCTTGTGAAAATTAGGACGTGATCCAAATACTTTACCACCAGAATGTATCCTAACAAGTCTTAGATCTTTTCTGAGATGTTTCTTTATCTTCAGTGTTGTTATAGTAGCAGCTTTGTAATAGGTTAGACGATCAAATCTAAAACGTTGTCCAAAGAATGTTTTAGAGTCGTCATCAGAGTTACTACTATTATTGAAACGCCAATCCTTTAGTTCATCATTGACATCATAAAAGACATCAACAGGCAATACGTTTTCAAATTGAATAGGGTGTTTCATGGGAGATACAAGGATCGAACTTGTGACAATCTCGGTGTAAACGAGGTGCTCTACCGCTGAGCTAATCTCCCTTAACATTACACTTATCGGAATGCTTCCTATGGGGCATTTTCTAAACCCTAACATTCTGACAGTTTGTAATGGAGCAAAGAGAGTAACCAACTCTCAAGATCACAGTGTGGTTAACACCGTCGCGGGCGAGCTCATTCCCCGTCTTACTC